GCCCTGGATTGCGCTACGCACTTTCTACCAGCGCGAGCTGGAACTGCACCGCGTGGGCGATGAGCGGGTGTGCAAATCCTGGCGCCTGCAGTTCGAGCCCCGGCTCAGCACCGACAGCCTTTATGCGCTGCGCAACGCCGCCTGAACGAGAGTGAGATAAAGGTAGTGAATGTGGCGCGATAAATCGGGATTTTGTGGCACGCCTGGGGATAAACCGAAACAGCCCCTTGAAACTCACTTACGCCTGTTGAAACAGCGACGAGGCGCCAGATTTCAGGGCTTCAGTCGTTGAAGAGATCCCGCGTGCGACGGTCGGCGGCGGCCGTCATGCGCTTCTTGACCCGGTCCAGCAGCTTGCGCAGGCTGCGTTCGTGCATGTCGTACTTTTTGGCCAGCTCGGCATAGTTGTGGCCGTTGAACTCACCATAGATTTCAGCATCGCGGCGGCTGAGCTTCCAGTGATAGTCCTTCGGAATGTTGATCAGCTGACCGCCCCAGAAATCCGCGAGGTGGTCGGTCAGCGAGCTGGCCACCATATCGGCCGCGTTGGCCGACAGGTGCTCCTGCAGGTGCTTCCTGGCCGTGTCCATCACGTCAGCCAGGAATTGGTTCCTGCGGCTGGACATGGTGGAGTCTCTATCGACGTGGATGGCCATGGAAATCGGTAAATCAAGTGCGGAATGGGCGCCCTGCAGCGGTGCGCAGATTCTCCCAGACTTGCCTGTGAACATCAAACCCGGCGCCCTCTAAATTGCGTTGAAACGCAATGGCTGCGCAGTCCATTTGCACAGGGTCCAGCTGACCGTTGTCATATCGTTCCCGCACCTCAGTCTTAAGCGCCGATATCGCAGCAGGCAGAAATCGCATCGCCCACTTCTTAAGCGTCTCGACCACCAGATCCTGGTGGGCTTTCCAGCCAGGGTTGAGGCCTGACTTGATGGCGCGGGCACCGCGCATCCACGCGACGTCATCGACCTTTGCGATGCGCTGGACGTAGGCCGTCAGCGCTGCCTCCGAGGGGTCACGCACGGCGCCCAGCTCGTGCAGGTAAAGCCACAGCGCGCGGACCTTGCGTGCATCGGGGCCTGCAGCTTGCCTGCGGTCAGTCTTTGTCTTGCGCACCTTGAATCCCTGGGCCTTGAGGTAGTCCAGCACCTTTTTCATGCCCTCAAGGCGCATTGCAGCCAGGGATTCATTGCCTCCCTGGGCTTTGAGAATGGCGCGGTAGGTCGGCTCGTCCAGCCCTTGCTCGCGCTTTGCAACATGGATCAGCTTTATGAGGCTATTCCGGTAATCTTTTTGGGTGGTGGTATTCATGATTTCAGATTTCTAGGCAATGAAAAGGCCCCCAGCTGGCAATGCCTGCATGGGGGCCGATATGGGGCAGTGGTCTTCAGTCTTCTGCCAGGCCGGCAGCTGCTTCTTTGACCTGGTCAGCCAGCTTTTCCAGCTCGTTGACACAGAACTGGTCCAGGTCTTCCCACTCCCGGCTCATTTCCAGCAGTTGCTTTTGCATGGTGACCAGCCGTCGCCTGTGGTAGCCGGCCAGCTGCTTTTTGGAGCGCGTCATACAGCCGCCAGGTCGAGAGGGATGGCCTTGTACTGGCCCGAGTCGCCAATACGCTCATACACGCGCACATAGATCGCGGTGCCGGTGGACTGGATGCTGGCGCGGATGGCGCCCATCGCGTTCTTCCAATCCTCGTCATCGATTTCCAGGCGCATCAGATCAAGCACCGAGGCGGTCTTGAGCTGGCCTTTGGCGTCGGCCGCGAAGGCGCGTTCAACGATGGCGCGCATGTGGGGGTTGGCACCCTCGCTCCAGCGAGCAATGCATCCATTGATCAGGGTCTTGGCGGCTTCGATTTCCTCGGTGAACTGGATGCGGTCGGCGACAGAGCGCTGCACCTTGAGGCTGCCGTCGTAGCTGGAAATGGAGACGTTGCCTTTCTTACCGCCCAGCACCACCTCGTGACGCTCGCCCGCGATCTTGACCAGGTCCTCAATATCGCCCAGCGCCTCTTTTTTGAACTCAGCCAGGGCCTTGTTCAGGGCTTTGGCCTTTTCGCCCAGGCTGCGCGCCACCGTGTCACGCAGCATGTCCTGTTCGCGGACATTGGCCCGGGGGACGAGATGGCCAAGGGCGTTTTTCATGTAGCCCTCTGGAATATCCGCAGGAATATTTTGCTGATTCATTTGGTGTTGCTCCTTCAATGCACTTGGGTCAAGGGGCCGGGATTCGCCTGGAGCTGGCGGCGTTGCTCAGAGATAAAGTTCTCCATGTGGCAGAGGCTGGAATCGCGCTCTTCAGCCGTCGCCATGCCTCCGATGACGAACATCTGAACCCGCGCCAGTGCATGCAGTACCTCCCCGCACGTTGCGCGCTGGCTGCGCGCCACGCGCAGCAGGTTCATCGCCAAGACCAGCGAGTTCAGGTTGAACTCGTCAGTGTTCTGATCCATTACTTCCTCCTTCCGGTGATTTCGGCGATGCGTTTGCGGATTTCCTCGTCGGGCTTGGCCGCGTTGCGCGTGCTCTCATGGATGGCTGCCAAAGCAGGGTCTATCGGTGGGCTCGGGTTGAGTTTGGTGGACCCTGTCGCTGGTGGCGTGGCGCTGCGGCCTGGCTGGTTGCGCTGTTCCTGGTCAGCCTTGGCCGCAGCCTTCTGCGAGAGGTCACGGATCGTGCTGTACAGGTAGTTGTGGCCCGACAGCGGCAGCGTGAGCCGGCCGTCATCTGCAGCCGAAAACAGCTTCTCGAAAGCAAGGCTCCACAGGTCCAGAGGGGCCTGCCAGTCCTGACCCGCCACAGTGACTGCGCGACGGTCCAGGTCAGGCAGCAGCGCCTCAATCAGCTTGAGCTGCTTGCCCTGGGTGAGCGTGGTCTTGGGCGGCGTGAACAGCGTCAGGTAGCGCATCACCCGCGCGCCCAGCGGGATGCTCAGCAATGCCAAGCGCGTGAAGGTCCGGGCGGATTCCTCGCAGCTGAAAAACATGGCCATGGGCATCTCGGTGCGGCACACCGGGCATGTCATGAGCGCGTTCTTTGCCATCAGATGCCCTCCATCGCCAGCGCCAGATCCACCCAGCCTGCCAGCGTGCCCACGCACACCGCAAATGCCAGCAGGAGCGCAGCGTCGAGCACAAAACGGCCCAGGCGGTCCACAGGTTCGCCGACCAGGCAGGCCTTGCCCAGGCCCAGGGCGAGCCGCATCGCGCGGCGCAAGCCTGCAATGGCGCCGCGCTTGCGGTAGCACTGCACTGCGCCCGGTTCAAAGTAGTAGCGCTTCATGCCAAGGCCTCCTGCAAGCGGCGGGCCACGCGGTTGGGCAAGGCCTTCCCTTTGAAGCGGTACCAGTCCAGGGTGGCCTCGGCCAGCGCCGTGGTGCGGTCAGCGCAAAACCCGCGCTGCAGGCGGCGGGCGCGGCGCCTGATCCAGGACAGGCGCAATGCCTTGTAGCAAGGCAGCGAGATAATGGCGTTACTCATGGCCCACCCCACGGAAGGCTGCATTGATCAGGGCTGCATTGACTTTGGGCGCACCGATCAGCACAGCCTGATTCATGGCGCGCGTGACCAGGTTGTTCACGGCCAGCGGATGGCACTTGGAGACGTCGGAGACAGTGCGCTTGCCGCCGAACGTGTTGGTCTCCGAGCGGCGCAGCGCGGTGCGGATCGCATCGATAGCATCGGGCTCCAGGACCGCTGCCACGTCATGGTCTACTCGCTTGAATTTGTGGGCCAGGTAGGCGCCCAGGTTGTTGTCCAGCGGCGGCAGCGTGATCAGTTCGCAGCGCTGCACCACCTCGCGGACCTCGGGGTCCTTCTCGCTGAGCTTGCGCGCCAGTTCGTTCTGGCCGACCAGGATGATGGAGAGCAGCTTCTTGAAGCCATCCTCCAGCTCGTAGAAGCGCTTCATGGCCTTGAGCGTGGGGGTGGCCAGGTCGTGGGCTTCTTCGATGATCACCACATGCTTGCGGCCCGCCCGCGCGCTGTCCTTGAGCAGCTGGTGCATCTGGTCGGTGCGGCTCTCCAGCGAGGCGCGCAGGGCCTTGCCGGGGGCGATGTTGCGGATCACAGCGCCCGTGATGTCGGCCGCGACAAGCGCGCGACCGCCACGGGATGCCGCACTAGTGTTCACCACGTAGGGCTCAATGACTTCAATCGGCTCTTCGCTGGTCTTGATCCACTCCTGCAGATCCTTGCGGATGGTGCTCTTGCCAGCGCCCGAATCGCCGACCACAGCGAGCATGCCGCCGTGCAGGGCTGTCTGGCGCACAGCGGCGCGCACGTAGCGGATATCGTCGCTGTCGAAGACGTCTGCGCTGGAGCGCAACTCGTCCACGAAGGGGTCCCGTACAATTTTGAAGTGTTGGCGGGCCTGTGGGGTGATTCGGCTATGGCGAACGTACATATCGGAGTCCTCTTGGGTTTTGGCCTGCTGGCCGTGGGAACAAAGGGCACCCGTCGCGCTGCAACGCGGCGGGTGCACCCCCTCGAAAAGCGGATCAAATGCGGTCAGCACCTGGTCCTCTGTGGCGCCGCGAGCGCGCAGAAACTGCTCGATCAGCGGGCGCAATGTGGTTTCGTTGGTCCTGAATGACTTGGGCCATTTGTCGGCCTTGCAGATCAGGTTGATCGTTGCCCGCGAGACCCGGCAATGGCGTGCCAGGTCTGCCTGGGAAATCTGCAGCTGCGTCAAGGTGTCGTGCAGCTTGAGCATCGTGTGGTCGCTCATCGGGCCTCCTATACCGCCCGCAGGCCACCAGCAGCGCGCAGGGGCTGCGGCTCGGCATGGGCGGGGTTCTTGAACTGCTCAATCAGGGCCTGCACCTGTTCTTGAGGCACGCCACCAGCAAAGCGCTGCGTCATAAAGGCGTTTTCCTCGGCTGTGAGATTGCGGCCCAGCTCGGCGCGGATGCGCAGCATCACGTCCACCGGATTCATCAGTTCGGGCGCGGCCGGTGCTGCGTGAGCAGGCGCGGCGATCTCGATGCCAGGCCGCTGCAGGAAGGCAGGCAGCTCGACGTCCTTGATGTAGCTGTGCGCCTTGATCTCACCGCCGAAGGGCACCACCTTGCGCTGGCGCGCGGCCTCCGCGTCCTGGCCGGGGAACGCCAGGGCGTCCATGGCCTTGCCCGCGACTTGGGCCGGCGTGTCCGCGTGGGACTTGTAGCCCTCGCCTGGCACGGCTGCGGACATCGGGTTGCCGAAGCCGTCGAAATCGCGCTCTGGCTCGACCCGGAAAACCAGCGGCTCACCGTCGTAGCGGGCCAGCTCGACCTGGATCGCATCGTCGCCATAGACAAGAGGTCGCACGCTGACCGTGTCACCCACATTCACCCCATCCATGCCCCGCAGGCAGTAGGTTTGCGTCCTCTCGGCCTTCGGATGACGGAAGCGAATGGCCTGGTGCTGGTTGACCGTGCGTTCCTCCTGCTTGCCAGCCATCAGGGCGCGGCAGACCTCGACCTCGGGCAGCAGGCGCAGCTCATCGCTGCGAATGCGCTGCCACAGATCGCTGCGGGCGATGGGGGCGGGCAAGCCATCGCGGCGCAGCCGCGTGTCCTGGCCGGGCAGCATGTTGGCGTTGTAGGCCTCGGCCCAGGCCGCAGCCGATGCGTTCAGCTCTTCGATGCTGTCCACGGGCTCGAATCGCAGGCGGCATTCAAACTGCGTCTCGCAGATGTTGTTGCCGCCTTCGACGCCGCCCTTGGCGCGGCTGTTGCCGGCCGCGTGCGTGAGGGCTTGGACCTCCAGGCTGTCCAGCAGGTGGCGGATGGCGTGGCTCTGGTTGGCGCTGCCCTTGTCCCAGACAAGCACCTTGGGCACGCCATGGAACAGACGCTGCTGCTGGTCCTGCTTGCCCCAGGCATACATCAGGAAATTGAACAGGCTGGCCTGGCTCTCGCCTGCGGCTTCGCAGTACCAGGGCAGGATCAGGCCGCTGGCACCATCCCACAGGACGTAGCGGAACACCTTGAATTTCACCTTGGCATAGTTCTCCAGCTTGTTCTTGTAGAACTCGCGGTCCTCCATGATGTACTGGCGCCCGTTGAGGTAGTACACCAGGCACAGGCTGGGATCGACCTGGTGCGTGTGGTTGGGATGCGGATAACGCATCTTCTGCGCGGGCGCTGCAGCGCGCTGCGCATCCACGCTCAGGCCCCGGTCGCGCATCAGGCGGTTCAGGTGGGCATTGCTCACGCCAACCGCCAGCCCGTTGGCTTCCAGCACGCTGCGCGCCACAGGCGTTTTCATGGTCTGCTTGCCGTTGTCGCGCAGGCTTTCGCGCTGCATCGTGGCCAGGGTCATCAGCGCTTGGCTGTCCACGCTGGTGCTGCCCTTGTCGGCGCGGCATTTGCGGCCGCTCTCCCAGCCGGCCACCGTCTTGAGGTGGCGGTACACCGTCTGGCGGCTCATGCCGAGGAACTCGGCTGCAGCGTCCAGCAGCGGGCCGCTGCCCCCATGAGGGGCCGCAGCCAGCTTGCGCGCCAGATCCCGCACGTAGTCGCAAATGGCGGGTGTCAAAGCCATGCTGTCGTCCTCGCTCACGGCTTACTCGGCCTGGGCCAGGGGCTGGCCTGCAATGGCGCCGGGCTGCATCACATAGGTGCGGGCAGCTTCGATTTCATGGCCGTAGGTTTCCCAGATCAAGCGTTGGAGGCCTCCGACCGTCGCGGCGATGCGCTCCACGTTGTCGTGGATCTTCTGGGCCACGGCCACGACCTCGGCGGGCATGGGTGTGGCTTCGCCGGGGACATAGCCGGGCTGCTGCATGACCTCATCCAGCCACCATTTCTCCAGCTCCTTAGCCTGGCGGTCCAGGTCGATCAGGGCGGCGCAGGCCGCGTCCTGTGTGGTGTTCACCGCCTCATTGAAATCCTGCAGGCGCTCCGAGATGGGGGCGAGCTTGGGTCCCCCCGATTTCAGCGCCTTTTCGGCCTTGTCAGCACGTTGAGACTCCTTGTCGCGCTTTTCGGCCATGAACTTGTTGTCCTCCTTGGCCTGGCGCAGCGTAGACCGCAACTGGCTGGCGCTCATGCGGTCGATGTCGTCCATGTCCTTGAGCGATTCGAGAACGTCATCGTCATGGGTGATCAGCTCCAGGAAGGCGCTGGCACTTTTGACTTGGGTGCTCAAAATGCTCAAATTGAGCGATTTGGCGGTCTTGGCTGCGGCCTGCATGAAGCGGTACGCAGTCGATTTGGAAAAGCCCAGGAATTCAAGCCGTGCCTCGAATTCACCGTTTTTCCCAATTTGGGAATTACCTGGAGGCAGCACTTCACGCAGCATCAGCAAGCGTTTTCCGGTTTCCAAGATCGCCTCCACCGTGCGGCGCTGGTAGAAGCGAATCTCGTCCTCCAGGGCGCCCACGGTCAGCGGCCCTTCGTAGCCCATTTGGGCAGCCATGGCTTTGGCGTTGGCGGAGCCTTCCATCAGGACCAGCGCATTCGCGTCCTGTGCCTGTTCAATGCGCGCCACTGCGCCCTGATCAAGCACTACGTCTTGCACCGGGTGAGCGGCCTTTGTTGCTGTGCGTCCCATAGTCAATCTCTCCTTCTTGTTGATCAAAATCCGCTGGTCATGGAATGGCGGCGGTCATCCAGCCGGCGCTGCGCCCGCTCGAACGAGTCCGACACCTTGAAACTCAGGCGCGTGAACTGCGCTGTGGGGTAGAAGCGCCCGGTCTCGTCGCTCTTGCGGCACCAGCCGTAGGCAATGAGCGTTTGCGTAGCGCGGGTGATTGCCACTGCCGTCGTCTTGCAGGCGGTAGCCAGGTCTTTGTTCGTCGCGCCTTCCTCGGCGAAGCCACACAGGGCCTCCAGGACGCTCAGAACGGGCTGTGCGCTCTTGGTGGTGTTCGCGGTGGTACTCATGCGTCAAATCCCAGCTCTGGCTCGGCGCAGCGAGCCACGTTGCGGTGGTGGTAGGCAACCTGTTCCAGGTGTGTGCGCAGCGCCTGCAGCGTGGTCGCCGCATCGCCCTGGGCTGGATCGGCGTAGAACGCGGTAAGCAGTTGCAGCGCAGCGGCACAGCTGCTGTTTACTGCCAGCAGTTCCGCTTGGGCAGCGGCGCGGCCCGTGGGCATCGGCACTACCAAGCGACCAGCAGTTGCGGCGTACCAGTCGGTGACGAAATGGCAGCCGCAGGCGTGCTCATAGGCAGGCACCAGGTTGGCGGGCATGCGCCCCGTGCCAAGCCACTTGTAGAGGCTGTCGTGGCTGGCACCCATCAGGTCGGCGATGCGCTCGACGCTGAGATTGCGGCGGTCCATGGCGTGCTCCTTGCACAGGCGCAGGGCATGCACCAGGCTGGTCGCACGGACGTTTTTCCAAACACGGCGGGTCATTGGAATGCCCTCCGCGAAAGCGCTTCCAAACAAATAGCTGGGCTGGGCGTAGCCAGCGATTGGAGCGCCTCGTACAGTGCGGCCATCCAAACGAGAACGGGCCAAAACATGACCACCGAACGTGAAGAATTGACCGCGGCGCTTGCCGGAATGCACAGCATGTTCACGATGCTGTGCAGGCGGCTGGCGTACACCAGGCAACTGGATATTGCCGAGCTGCTGATTGATTTGGACGCCATCATGGAGTCCCCCGGCCAGCACCCGACAACGCTTGCCGTCCAGGACGACGTGCGCGATTTCCTGCTGCGCTCCCTGCCGATGCATGCATGCGATCCGCAGTACCTGCCTCGCGTGATTCGGCACGCTGATTTGCACCAGGTTGCCCCGCTGCGAGCACACGCAGAATGCACGAGGCACTCTTGACCACAGGGCGACCACGAAGCCCAGGATTGCCTGTAATAATGTGTTGCGACATAACCGTCACTCAGGCAAACACGGTCAGTCGAGGTGCGGCCAATTGCAGGACTTCGCCGTCCTTGAGCTTCAGCTGCACGGCGATGTTGTGCGAAGCGCCCCGGGCACATTTGCGCACAGGCTTGTCGTCGTCATCGTTCACGATGGCAATCACGAGGTTGGGGCTGTAGCCGTTCGCGGCGGCCCAGGCCGAGTAAGACATGCCGCGCCGGGCGAACTCGGCGCGGACTTCGGAGCGTTTCTTGAGTGGCATGTTGCGTCCCGGTTTGTGGGCACTAGTTGGCGCTAGTGCTCGTTTGTATGAACTTGTGTGATTGGATTATGGCTCAGAATTCTGAGCTATTCAACAAAAATGGATCAGAAAACTGGATGCGGTGAACGCATCAGAGAGGAACGGGAGCGGTTGGGCTTCTCCCAGCCGGCGTTCGCCGCCCTGGCGGAAGCATCCAAAAGCTCTCAGGCATCCTGGGAGAAGGAGACCGCCTATCCCAACGTCAAAGCGCTCGCTGTTTGGGCACGCGTTGGGGTGGACGTGTCCTATGTCGTTACTGGGGCCCGTTCATCCAGCGCGGCCACGCTCGCTCCAGATGAAATGGAGTTGGTGAAGCTGTTCCGTGCGGCCCCCCTTGCTGTCAAGGCTGCTGCTATTGGTGCGTTGCAGGGCGGGTCCACAGGGGCTGGGCAGATCATGCAAAACACTGGTTCAGGGTCCGTGCAGATTGGCAGCATCGGCGGGAGCTACAACCCTCCAGCCGGGAAGCAAAGGACTAAGTAGGAGCAACGCGTCGCCAGACGGAGAGGGGAGTTCGCTTGAGAATGCGGGAGATGATGCAGCGGCTGCTCAAGCAGCTAATGCCGAAACAGAAGATGCAGGATCTGGGCGACGGAAACGTCCAGGCTGGTCGCGTCGTTGGGGATTTGAACCACTCCCAGCACTCCACGACCCAACACATTTACAACACGTTCTATGTGGTAGCTGATGCGAGTGCTGCGAATGACAGAAGGCCGGCATCAGCTGACTCGGCAACGCAAGCAAAAGAGGCTCCCGCTTCACCTGAACAGCACGAAGTGCTTCGGCTGATGCGGAGCAGCCCAGCGGCAAAAGCTTACGCCGAAGACTTCATGCAAAAGCAGTTTGGAACGATCCGAGTAAAGCGTCTCGATGACCAGCAATGCAAACGAACGCGACGTTGGGTCGAGGTCTGCTTGCAGAACGAGGCAAGGCAGCAACCGCAACGGCAGAAAGCCGGCTAATTCTGGAGAGAGTAGTGGCAAATTCAGACACTCTGTGGCTTGAGGCTGAACGCGAGGCAGACGAGCCAAGCAGTCGCAATGCAGGTCTATGGGCGAGGTGTTTTGCTCAAGCAGAAGGTGATTCAGGGAAAGCTAAAGCGCTTTACATGAGCGAGCGCGTGCGCCAGATGGGAGGCCGTGAAATCAAGGCGAAACCCCAGAGCCAAATTACATCCGCTTTGAAGTACGGCCTTGCACTTCTTGTTCTGATGTTTGCCGCCGTAATGGTTTTCGGCTTTATGTTGCCCGACAACAGTGAACAGTCGGGACAACGCGCAGCTATTGAACTCTGCTGGAAAGATCATCAGAACCCCGCGTTGGATGAGGCCACAAAGCGCTTTGTGGCTCAGACTTGCAATGGCCTCGCAGCTGAATACCGGGCCAAATACAGCACCAGTCCATAGTGCCCTCGGCCAAAAGACTGGCCACCCCCTGACATCCAAAGTGTGGGCTTTCCTGACCCGAAAGCCCAACCGAGGATGTCCATGCAATCCCCACAGTCCACAGAAAGCCCGCGCCGGTCCAAGCTCCCACGGCTGACCAGCTGGTGGCTCATTGCGCTGGTCCTGTCTGCGCTGGTGTTCCTGATCGCGCCCCAGCAGATCGCCACCAGCATCTACAAGCTGAACCTCATCTCGCTGGCGGCCATCGCCGGCTACTGGATCGACCGCAAGGTCTTCCCCTACGCGCGCCCCAATCTGGATGCCTTGCGCATCCTGCATGGTCCCGGCCCTGGTGAGCCGGCCGTTTTCAGCGCAGACCCCACTCAGCCGGGCGAATCCTGCACGTTGGTGACGCTGCCCGACACCGCGCCGCTGTACTTCATGCTGGGATGCATGCTGCGCCGTGCCGTGATCATGTCGGCGGCCATTCTGGCCATCAGCCTGGGCGGCTGATCCATGCGGCCCCGTTCCCTCCGCGCCGCCATCTTCCTGGGCGCTGCGCTTGCGGTAGCCGCGCTGAGCCATTGCACTGGTGCCCTGGCCCAGGTGCCCGCCGCCGCGCAAAAGCACCGGGCCTTGCTGGTGCGCACTGCCCACGCGACGTGGGGCCTGGACGCGCCTATCGCAGTCTTCGCGGCCCAGGTACACCAGGAAAGCGGTTGGCGCCCCGATGCCGTCAGTCGTGTCGGGGCGCGCGGCCTGGCGCAGTTCATGCCCGCGACGGCCACCTGGTGGTGCGAGCTGATCCAGGTCAGCCAGGCCGACTGCCAGCCTCACAACCCGGCCTGGGCGCTGCGTGCACTGGTTGGCTACGACAAGTACCTCTTCGACCGCGCTCCAGCGCGCTACAGCGAGCGCGACCGCATGTGGGTGGCCCTGCGCTCGTACAACGGCGGGCTGGGCCACTGGCAGCGCGAGGCGGCGGCGTCGGGTGCCGTGCAGCCCACCCGTGAGCAAGTCGATGCAGCCTGCGGCAAGGCCCGCCGCGCGCCGCTGCATTGCGTTGAGAACCTCGGCTACCCCCACCGCATCCTCAACGTGCTGCAGCCCCGCTATGCGGGCTGGGGGCCAGGCCTATGACGCCGGGAGCCCGCTCCCTGCTGCTGGCCCTGACCATGGCCGCCGCGCTGGTTGGGGCCAAGGTCTGGCAGGACCGCCTGATCGCCAAGGGCGATGCCCAGGGTGCGGCCCGTGTGCAAGCCGCCTGGGACGCACAGGAGCTGCTGCGCAGCCAGGTCACGGCCGGCACCAACACGCTGCGCCAACGCAATGCCGAGAAAGTCGCCAATGAACAAGCCCAGAAAGACGCCCAGCGCCAGGCTGCTGCTGCTCACGCTGCCGATGCTCTGCGCAGCCTGCGCGCGGAACTTGCCCGTTTCAAGTCCCGCGCCAATCCCTACCCGGCTGGAGATGCCGGCCTTGCCGCCTGCGCTGGCGAAGCCGCCACGGCCCGAGAGCTACTCGGCGAGAGCAGCGGGGCATATCAGCTGCTGGCAGCAGAGGCTGACGAACTCCGCGACCAGGTCGCCGGCCTGCAGCGCTTCGCCCGCGACGTCTGCCATGCCGGACAGCCTGCCGCAGCAACTGCAGGAGGCCCCGATTGAGCGATGACATCGACCGGGCGCAAGACCGCGAACAGCAGCTGCGCGACGACGCGCTGCGTGACCAGGCACGCCGCTCGGGCTTGGCCGGAAAGACCATGGCCGACTCTGCAGCCGAATGCACGGACTGTGGCGAGCCTATCCCGCAGGCCCGCCGCTGGGCCGTGCCGGGCTGCGAGCGATGCGTTGAATGCGCTGCAGCCTATGAATTCAAGAAAGGACGGCCCGCGTGAGCCTGCAGATTGATTTTTGGCAGCTGGTCGGCCTGCTGCTGTCCGGGCTGGGCGTGCTGGTGGGGGCCATGAAATACGCCCACGTGCAGCTGATTGCCCGGCTGGACTCCATGGAGAAGTCCAGCAAGGACGAAGCCGAGAAGTGGCAGCGGATCGAACGCGAGCTGCTGCAGATGAAAGCAGACATGCCGCTGCAGTACGTGCGCCGTGAGGACTACATCCGGGGCCAGAGCGTTATCGAGGCCAAGCTGGACGCGGTCGCTGCGCAGCTGCAGGTCGCCCAGCTACGTGTTGCAAGCATTGGAGGGAGCCATGCAAATTGACCAAGCCAAGATCCGCCGCGAATCGATGCGGTGGCTGATCCTGCTCACGCTGAACAATGCGCGGCCCATGGGTGCGCAGGAGTCGCCGATCCTGTCCGTGGCGCAGTCGATCTACCCGGACGCCACGCCGCTGGAGATGCGCCGCGAGCTGGACTATCTGGAGGACCGCGACCTGGTCAAGATCACCAAGTCGCCCAGCGGCCCCTGGTATGCCGAGCTGACACGCTTTGGCGTGGACATTGCCGAGTACACCCTCGACTGCGAGCCAGGCATTGCCCGGCCCACCAAGTACTGGGCCGGGTGAGCATGGGCCGCAAAAGCTCCATCGACCGCATGCCCCCCGAGATCAAGGGGCATATCCAGGCCATGCTGGCGACGGGGAGCATGACGCTGGACGAGCTGGTGACGAACCTGAAGGAGAACTTCCCGGCCGAGTTCTCTGCCGGGGAACTGCCCAGCCGCTCGGCGCTGCACCGCTACGGCGCAAAGCTGGACCGGCGCCTAGCTGCAATCCGTGCCAGCACCGAGGCGGCCAAGATCATCCGTGCCCACGCCGGCGACGACCAGGACGCGCGCAGCGAGGCGCTCACGGCCATGGTGCAGACCGAGCTGTTCGACGCCATCCTGGAGCTGCAGGAGGCCGTCGAGGGTGACGACGAGAACCATCCGACCAACCCAGCCGAGCGCGTGGCGTTGCTGTCCAAGGCCGCCAAGAACATCGCCACGCTGACCCGCTCCAGCGTCAACCTCAAGGAATTCCAGGCCAAGGCCGAGGAGCGCGCCCGCAAGCGCGCCTTTGAAGAGGCCGCCGCCACGGCCGAGACCACCGCAAAGGCGCAAGGTCTCTCCAAGCAGGGCGTGGCCGCGCTGCGCGAAGCCATCATGGGGGCACTGTGACGGCCGAAGTGCAAGAGCTTCAGGCGCCGGAGCCGTCCCAGCTGACCCAAGCCATCTTCATGGCCTACCAGGTCAAATGGGCACAGGACCAGTCGCCGGTCAAGATCATGGAGAAGTCACGCCGCATCGGCCTGAGCTATGCCGAGGCCGCAGACGACGTGCTCTATGCGGCCAGTGCCGAGGGTGCCAACGTCTACTACATCTCCTACAACAAGGAGATGACGCAGGGGTTCATTCAGGACTGCGCGACCTGGGCCAAGGCCTTCAGCGCAGCGGCCAGCCAGATCGAAGAGTCGGTGATCGAGGAGGAAGACAAGCAGATCCTCACGTACACCATCCACTTCGACAGCGGCCACAAGATCCAGGCGTTCACGTCCAACCCCCGCAACCTGCGTTCCAAGGGCCGACCTGGCGAGCGCCTGGTGATCGACGAAGCCGCGTTCGTGGACGGCCTGGCCGAGCTGCTCAAGGCCGCCATGGCAATGACCATGTGGGGCGGGCAGGTCCGCATCATCAGCACCCACAACGGCGAGGACAACCCGTTCAATGAGCTGATCAACGATGTGCGAGCCGGAAGGTTGCCCTACAGCCTGCACCGCGTGGACTTTGACGACGCGCTGCGCGATGGTCTGTACCGCAAGATTTGCGCCGTCACGGGCCAGGCCTGGACGGTCGAGGGCGAAGCCAAATGGCGGGCTGAGATCATCGCGCGCTACCGCCCGAACGAGGATGAGGAACTGTTCTGCGTCCCGGCCCAGGGCGGCGGCGCGTGGCTGACCCGCGTTCAGGTCGAGGCGCGCATGGTCGAGGCGCCCGTTATCCGCTTCACGGGGACCAAGGAATTCAACAACGCCACGCCTGGCACGCGCGCCGTGCTCATGCGGGAGTGGATCGAGGCCGAGCTGCAGCCGCTGCTCAAGCGCCTGAACCCCGAGCTGCGCCATGCGCTGGGCATGGACTTCGCGCGCTCGGGGGACTTGTCCGTGCTCGCGCCCGTGGAGGTAGCCAGCAACCTGCATGAGCGCATCCCGTTCCTGGTCGAGTTGAAGAACGTGCCCTACAACCAGCAACTGCAGGTGCTGTTCGCGATCTGCGACGTGCTGCCGCGCTGCTCTGGCATCGTCATCGACAGCCGAGGCAACGGCAGCTACATCGGCGAGGCCGCAGAGGATCGCTACGGCTCCCTTGTGGTCAAGCTCATGGCAACCGAAGGCTGGTACCGCGACAACATGCCCGGCTACAAGGCGGCTTTTGAAGACGGGACGATCACGCTGCCCAAGCATGACGGCCTGCTCGCCGACCACCGCGCAATCAAGCTGGTGCGCGGCGTGGCCCGCGTCCCCGAGGGCAAGACCGACGGCGACAGCCACGGCGACCGGGCCATGGCCTGTGTCTATGCCCATGCCGCCGCCAAGCTGCAGATTGCGCCCATCGGCTACATGGAGGTGCCAGGCCATGTCCGGGGCTTCGACAACGTGGCCGACCAGGAACGAGCGGACTACGACTTCCGCATTCCCGAATCAGAGGGCTGGTGATGGGGAACAGGCGAGCCCAACAGCGGCCTTTTAAGCGATTTTCCGCCGGTGCACCTCTCCAGGCATCGGCATCGTCCTTTGCGGGCCTTGTAAACGCGCCTAAACGCATTGCCGTGCAAGCGGCGACCCAACGGCCCAACACAAAACCCGAATCGAGGTGAATCCATGGCACAAAGCATGATCCTCGGCGCTGACGGCCAACCCATCGACCTGGGCGGCATGGACACGCCGCAAACCGCCCACCTGGGCCACCTGCAGCGCGAGCTGCAGACGCATCCAACCCGGGGCCTCACGCCTTCCAAGCTGGCCCAGATCCTGGACGCGGCCGAACAAGGCGACCTGACGGCCCAGTTCGACCTGTTCGAGGACATGGAGGAAAAGGACGGCCATATCGCCTCCGAGATGGGCAAGCGGCGCCGCGCCCTGATCCTGAACTGGGAGATCACGCCGCCCGAGAACGCCAGCACCCTGGAAAAGCGCAACGCCGAGCAGTTGGGCGAGCTGGTGCAGGCCATCCCGGACCTGGAGGATGTGATCTTCGACGCTACGGACGCCATCGGCAAAGGCTTTGCAAACCTTGAAATCGAATGGCACCGCGAAGGCAAGTACTGGGTGCCCAAGAGCATCACGCACCGGCCGCAGTCCTGGTTCCAACTGCACCGCGGATTCCGCCAGGAACTGCGCCTGCGCACCAACACCACCGATGCCGCAGGCATCCAGGGCGAGCCGCTGCGGCCGTTCGGCTGGATTACCCACATCCACAAGGCCAAGAGCGGCTACCTGGAGCGCACGGCACTGTTCCGCCAGTTGGTCTGGACCTACCTTTTCAAGAACTTCAGCGTGGGCGACCTGGCCGAGTTCCTGGAGATTTACGGCATCCCCGTGCGCCTGGGCAAGTACCCGCCCAACGCCAGCGAGAAGGAAAAAGCCACGCTGCTGCGTGCCCTGATCGGGATCGGCCACAACGCGGCCGGCATCATCCCCGAGGGCATGCTGATCGACTTCAAGGACGCGGCCACGGGCGACCCCAAGGCCTTCGAGCTGATGATCAGCTGGTGCGAGCGCAACCAGTCCAAGGTGATCCTGGGCGGCACGCTGACCAGCGGCGCCGATGGCCAGGCCAGCACCAACGCCCTGGGCAACGTGCACAACGAGGTCCGCAAGGACCTGCGCGACGGGGATATCCGACAGCTCAACAGCACGATCACGCGCGACCTGGTCTATGCGATGGCCGCGCTCAACGGGCTGGCGCCGGACGGCATCCGCCGCTGCCCGCGCTTTGGCCTGATCACGGGCGAAACCGAGGATATCCGGGTGCTGTCCGAAGCCTTGCCCAAGCTGGTGAGCATCGGCGTGCAGGTCCCGCAGGACTGGGCCAACAACAAGCTGGGCATCCCCATGCCGCAGCCGGGCCAGGTAGTGCTGGGCATGACGCCCGCCCCCGTGGTGCCGCCTGGCCGGGCGGCTCTCACCGCCCGGCAGCCGCTTCCGGCCGAGCTGACGCCCGCACAGGCCATGTATCCACAGCTAGCAACCAGCGCGTCGCAGGCCACTGGCCAATGGCTGGCGCAGATCCGCCGCCTGGTCGAAACCGCCCCGAGCCTGGAGGCGATCCGCGACGGACTGGAGCAGCTGCTGCCCGACATGACGCTGGAGCAGTACGCGGCGGCCATGGCCGAAGCGATGACGGCCGCCCAGCTGGCAGGCCGCTACGACGTGTTGCAGGAAGCTGGAGGCATGCATGGCTGACGCGGCCTATGGATCGCTGCCGTTTCGGGAGCAGGCCGAGTTCTTTCGGCGCAAGCTGAACCTACCCACGACGAGCTGGACCGACATCTACACCCAGGAGCACGACTGGGCTTTCGTGGTCGCAGGGGCCAACCGGGACGCCATCGTGGCGGACTTCCGCGCTGCGGTTGAAAAAGCCATCACTGGCGGCTCCACCCTGGAGGACTTCCGCCGCGACTTCGACGCCATCGTGGCCCGTCACGGCTGGGACTACAACGGTGGGCGCAACTGGCGCAGCCGCGTCATCTACGACACCAACCTGAGCACCAGCTACGCGGCCGGGCGCTGGGAGCAGCTGCAGGAGGCCCCGTACTGGCAGTACGACCACAGCGATTGGGTGGAGCACCCCCGCCAGCAGCATGTGGCTTGGGACGGCCTGGTGCTGGCCCGCGATGATCCGTGGTGGCAGACCCATTTCCCGCCCAACGGCTGGGGGTGCCAGTGCTCGGTGCGCGGCCTGTGGCCACGAGACCTGCAGCGCCTGGGCAAGGCCGGGCCCGACCAGGCGCCCGGCGTCGAGCTGGTGGAGCACACCATAGGCCAGCGCAGCCCCCTCGGGCCGCGCACGGTCACGGTGCCGCAGGGGATCGACCCGGGTTTCGAGTACGCACCGGGCAGCGCCAGGCTGGTGAGCGCGATCCCGCCGCAGAAGCCGAATCCCCCTGTGCCTGGCAGCGCGGGCGGCCACGGCCTGCCGAACCTGCGCCCTGCGGAGCCACTGCCACCACCCCGGCCCGTGTCACCCGACGTGCTGCTGCCCCAGGGGCTGGCGCCGGAAGCCTACGTGCGCGGGTTCCTGGAGCCCCTGGGCGCCACGCTGGAGCAGCCGGCCATCGTGCGCGATGTGATTGGCGAGCGCCTGGTGGTCGGCAAGGAGCTGTTCCAGACGGCAACGGGCGAATGGAAGGTGCTCAAGCTCGGCCGTGAGCAGTTCCTGCCGCTGCTGGCCCAGGCGCTGCAGGACCCTGACGAGGTATGGGTGCGCCTGGAGTGGATGTACGCGCTGCAGATGGCCGTCGTGCGGCGCCGCTATATCGCGCGGTTCGCTGTCGAGGGGCAGGAGGTGCCGGCGCTGGTGGTGTTTGAGCGGGGCGATGACGGGTGGGCAGGCGTCACGGCGTTTCAGGGAGCGGCCCAGACCGCCGACGATTGGCGCGTGGGCCTTCGCCTGTATGCCCGGGACCAGCAATAGCTGGCCGAGAAATGGCGAACCCAGCACGGCGCCACATGCTGGGTTCCTCCAGGGGTGGGGTCGGTTGGCCTGGCACGGTCTTCCCCCCTGATGAGTTGCCGCTATTTTAGGAGATCCGCAATATGGCTGGAGCCCATTTTTCTGTTGACGTTCTTGCAGGCGATGCCGACGCACAGTTGCAACGCCTGGATGACTCGCTCGGCAACACGGCACCTCTGGTTGCGCAGATCGGGGAGTATCTACAGAGCGCCACTGAATCAAGGTTTCGCACACAAACGGGGCCAGAGGGCACGGCTTGGCAACCACTGACGCCGCGCTATCTGCGCCGCAAAAAACGCAACAAGGACAAAATCTTGACTTTGGACGGGTACTTGCGCAGGTTCATCCGCTGGCAGGCAGACGGCACAGACGCGGTGCTTGTGGGAACAGACAGAAAATACGGAGCGATCCACCAGTTCGGCGGCAGCATCAACATGCCAGCCCGTCAGGCGACGGTGCATTTCGGCGCGGGCAAAGCCAAGAATTTGTTCGTCAAAAAGAAAAAGGCAGCTACCAGCCGACAGGTGACAGTCGGCGCGCACAAAGTCACGATGCCCGCCCGGCCGTACCTCGGTCTGGCCGAGGCTGACACTGTCGAAGTAACGCAAATCACCCTCGACTGGCTCAAGGCCCGGTAGACAATTGGGCAGGTTGTGCCCTCGGCCAAAAGACCGCAGCGCCCCCGCCGCCGACCATGGCGGGCATGTCCTCCAAAACACCCCGCATCGCCGTTCTGAGTGCCGCCCTGGCCGCCAGCTGCGCCGCTGTGGCCGCCTGCAGCTTCGCCGCGCTGGCCCAGCCCGATGCCAACGGCCGCTATCTGCTGCAGGTCACACCTGGCCAGGACTTCACCCCCAGCGATGGCCGCGAAATGGACGTGCCCGCATGGCGCATCAATGCCGCCATCGCCGCCCAGGTCATCAGCCGCCACAACGCCGAGCAGCCCCTGGTCATCGACTACGAGCACCAGACCCTCCACAAGGAAGCCAACGGCCAGCCCGCGCCGGCTGCGGGCTGGATTCACGGCCTGCGCTGGATCGAGGGCCAGGGCCTGTTTGCCGAGGCCACGCTGACCAAGCACGCCAAACAGGCCATCGATGATGAGGAGTACCTCTACTTCAGCCCCGTGTTCCTCTATGCGCCCGACACGGGGGAAGTGCTGAAAGTGACTATGGGCGCATTCACCAACAACCCGGCGATTCACGGCATGCAGGCGCTCAATGCCATGCAGGCGGCGGCATCGGCGCGGTTTTCTCCCACCAAGACCCCCTCCGAGGAATCCATGACGCTGCTTTCTACGCTGCTGGCCAAGCTGGGCCTGCCCGAAACCACGACCGAACAGGCTGCCCTGACGGCCGTGCAGGCGCACAAGGAAATCGCCGATGCCGCGCGCCAGGCGCTGGCGCTCAAGGCCGAAGACGGCGCCCCTGCGGTCACTGCTGCCTGCAGTGCCCTGACCACCAAGACGCCTGACCCGGCGAAGTTCGTGCCCGTCTCCGCGCTGCAGCAGGTGCAGGACCAGCTCGCCGTTCTGACGGCGCAGCAGCAGACCGATCAAGTCGAAAAGCTGATCGCCCCAGCGCTGGCCGATGGCCGCCTCCTGCCGGCGCTGGAGCCCTGGGCGCGCGACCTGGGCAAGGCCAATCTGGCGGCGCTCAGCGCCTATCTGGATAAGGCCCCGCCTGTCGCAGCGCTGTCCGGCACCCAGACCGGCGGCAAAACGCCGAATGGCGTGGAGACCACCGGGGCCAGCGGCCTGACCAAGGACGAGCTGGCCACCTGCTCGGCAATGGGGATCGAACCCGAGGCGTTTGCCAAGACCAAGGCCAGCGCCTGAGCGCACGCCTTCCTGAAACCCAAACCGCAGGATCACCATGCCCAGCCTGACCGAAGACCGCAACACCCCGCGCCGTGGCGCCACCGTCCAGGTGGGCGACACCGTCGCCGCCGCCATCATGGCTGGCGCCATGTACACGCTGGACGCCACGGGCGCAGCCAAGCCCTCCGTGGCCGCCGACAAGAAGCCAGTGCGCGCCGTGGCCACTTGCCGTGCTGCAGTTGGCGACAGCCTGGTGCGCGGCGAGCGCTCCACCTTCCGCTTCGACAACAGCGCGGGCGCCGCCGAGATCAAGCGCGCGGACATCGGCGCCAACGCCTATGTCGCCGACGATCACACCGTCTCCAAGACCGGCTCCAGCATCGCGGGCGAAGTCATCGACGTGGACGACGTGGGCGTCTGGGTCGCCATCGGCACCGCCGCCGTGCCCACCACCGCCTGACCCCTGGCCGCTCCCCATCAACGCAGAGGCATTGCAATGCAGATCACACCAGCAAACCTGAAAACCCTTTTCACGGGCTACAAGACCGCCTTCCAAGGTGGCCTGGGCCAAGCCGCCAGCCAGTACCAGCAGATTGCCACGGTCGTTCCCAGCACGACCGCCGCCGAGGAATATGGCTGGCTGGGCAAGCTGCCGGGCATGCGCGAATGGATTGGCGAGCGGGTCATCCACGGGCTGCAGAGCCATGGCTACACCGTCAAAAACAAGCCTTTCGAGCTGACGGTGGCGGTTCCGCGCACTGCCATCGATGACGACACCTATGGTGTCTACACGCCGCTCATGACCGAGCTGGGCCGCTCTGCTGCCGCCAACCCGGACGAGCTGACCTTCGGCATTCTCAAGGCGGGCGACAGCACGGCCTGCTATGACGGCAAACCCTTTTTCGCAGCCGACCACCCGGTCAAAGACGAAAAGGGCAAGCTGCAGGCGCAGTCCAATGCCGACCTGGGCGGCAATGGCGAAAAGTGGTACGTGCTCGACACCACTCGGGCGATCAAGCCCCTGATCTTCCAGGATCGCAAGAAGCCCAACTTCGTGGCCATGACGGCCGAGACGGACCCCAACGTCTTCACTAAAGCCGAGTTCGTGTACGGCGTCGATTCCCGCTGCAATGTGGGCTTCGGCTTCTGGCAGATGGCTCAGGTGTGCGACAAGGAACTGAACGCCGAGAACCTCTGGAAGGCGATCAAGGCTATCGGTGGCCGCAAGGGCGAAAACGGTCGTCCGCTGGGCCTGCGCTCCAACATCCTCGTGGTGTCCGCCAACCTCGAAGACCGTGCCAACCAACTGCTCACGGCTGACCTGGTGCCCAACGCTGCAGGCACCGCAACGGAGGCAAACACCCTCAAGGGCCGGCTGACCCCCATGGTCGTGCCCTGGCTGTAACCCGACACCCCCAGTGGCGTGCGGCATTCGCCGCGTCTGCGGCCGGGGGCGGATAGCCCGACCACAAGCACCTCCCCGGCAACCCGAATTTTTGAAACCATGCCCTACATCGCACTCTCCGCGCTTGCAGAGCGCCCCGGCGTCCGCGAACTGGCACAGGTGGCCAGCTCCGAGCACAAGCGCATCGTCGACTCCGAGCTGATGGACGCCACGCTGCGCGGTGGCGACCGCAGTGCGTGGAGCGCCGATGAAGTGGCTGAAGCTGATGAGGCAAAGGCCCGCATCACCGATGCCATCGCCGAAGCCGACGCCACCATCGACGGCTTCCTTGCGCGGCGCGGGTATGCGCTGCCGCTGCAGCCCGTGCCGACCATCGTGGCGGGCTGGAGCCGGGCGATCAGCCGCTACCTGCTGCACAAGAGCCGCATCAGTCTGGAGTCCAACGACCCCATCGTGCGCGACTACCGCGACGCGCTCAAGCTGCTGCAGCTGACGGCGGACGGCAAGTTCTCCCTCGGCGCGGACGACACCGTGGCAACTGGCGGCAGCTCGACCGATGTGCGGTTTGCCGGAGCGCCCACCGTATTCGGCCGCGACCAGTTGCGCCATTTCCGCTGAGGCAAGCAGGCATGAACTTCGAGCCCTTCGACACCGACCTGGTCGTGCAGCGACTCAAGGACCAGGTGCCCGAGCTGCGCGAGGTCGGCGGCGCTGCCGACTATGCAGCTATCCAGGAACTGCGCGGCTTCCCCGTGCCTAGCGCCTACGTCATCTTCGCTGGCGAATCCGGCAGTCCCGCACCTGGCCCCCGGGGCGCACGTGTGCAGCCGGCCCTCGCGCGCTTCGGCGTGGCGCTGGCGGTGCGCAACTACCGGCCCGGCGCGGGCGCGCAGCTGGCCCCCGAGCTGCGCAAGTTCCTGGGCATGACGCGGGCCGCCCTTATCGGCTGGTTGCCGCCTGTGCCCGGTGCCACGGCTCTGGCCTGGGAGGCCGGGGAAGTCATGGACTACGACCACTCGACCGTGTTGTACGTCGAGTCCTATCAACTCACCCATCTGCTGCAACGCTGAGGACAACATGACCAAGACACAGACCCAAGATCCGCCCGAAAAGCTGGAGACAGTGCGGCTGCTCAAGCCACACACGCATGCGGGCAAACCGTGCCCGGCCGGCGCGGCAATTCGCGTGGACGAACCCACAGCGGCCTGGCTGCGCGCAGCGGGTGTCGTCGCCGCCAAGACCGAGCCGGGCGCCTGAAGCAACCATCTTTTTCGGAGAGCGACATGCAAACCATTGAAACCTACTACTACGGCCAAGGCCGGCTCTACAGCAGGCCCAAGGGCACCCAAGGCGCGGGCGGGTGGCGCTGGTGGGGGGACGTGTCCGCACTGCAGTTCGGCGGCACGGACGAATCTGCGGCTCACAAGGAAAGCTATAGCGGCAACAAGGCCAGCGTGCGAAAGTTCAGCATCGGCGGCGATCGCACCCTGCAGGGCACCCTGCACCAGGTCGACGTGTATGCGCTGGCGGAACTGCTGCGCGGCAATATCACCGAAACGGCAGCTGGCACTGTGAGCGCCGAGGCGCTGCCCGCCAATCTGGCTGTGGGCGACACGATCAAGCTGGACATGCCGTACAACGTGACCGATCTGGTCATCACGGACAGTACGGCAGCGCCTGTGACGCTGGCCCCTGAGAACTATGAGCTGTTCGCCTCCCACGGCAGCATCGACATCCTGAGCATCCCAGTCGGGGTGACGCAGCCGTTCAAGGCCGCGTACAAACATGCGGGCATGCGCCAGGTCGCATTCTTCGCTGCTGCACCGCGCGAGCTGGAACTGCGCTACGAAGGCGTCAACCTGGCTGAAGGCAATGCCCCGGTCATCGCCGAGTTCTACAAGGTCTCGACGCAGCCCCTGCAGGAACTGGCATTGATCACCAGCGGCAATGCTCTCGCCGGCATCCCGTTCAATGCCGAAGCGCTGCTGGACACCAGCAAGCCCGCATCGGGCGCGTTGGGGCAGTTCGGCCGCTTTGTGCAGATCAACGCTGTTGCGCCCTGACGCCATGGCACAACGCGTTGAAAAACCAAAGGGCGGCAAGGTCGGCCGCGCCGCTCCAGCGCAATCTGCCACGGACGGCGCGAACGACATGGAAGTACTCCACCCGGAGCGCGAGCTGCAGCTGGCAGGCCAGGCCGTCGTCGTGCGCGAGTACGGGAATGTCGAATGGCTGCGCCTGCTGCCCCGTGCCGAGCCGCTGGTGGCCACCATCGCGCAGGCCCTGCAGGCCGACGAATCGCCGACCTACGAGCAGGCGCTGCGAACGATTGCCGAGCACGTCGACGGCCTGCTGCCGCTGATCGCGCAGGCAGTAGACCGCGACCTGGCATGGATCGACACGCTGGAGCCGGCTGAGGTCGAGCTGCTGCTGATGACCTGGTGGGGGGTGAACGCGCATTTTTTCGTGCAGCGCGCCATCAACCGGGTGGCCGTGGCCACGCGAACCAGCGAAGCGCGGGCGGCGGCACTGGCTGGGGTGCCATCTACGCAACCCTCGTCGCACACGGCCACCGATTCGGTGACCTCGAGCAATACACCCAGCGGCAGTTGACGCTGTTCTACCGCGAAGCGCTGCGCATGGAACGCCAGCGTAGCGCGCGCCGCCTGGCCGACGTCAATGCCGCCATGGCGGGCGGGGATGCCGCCAAGCAGCGCTACACGAACTTGACCAAAGACTGAGGGGGATAGGACATGGCCACGGCTGGCGGCGACCTGAATGTCGCGTTGCGCTTTCAGACGAATGTCGAACAGGCGCGTGCAGACCTGAAGGCATTGCGCCAAGACCTGGCCGGCGTGGGCAGCACTGCGCCACAGGGCGCGGGCCAGGGCCTTGACCAGGTCGCGGCATCGGCGACCCAAGCAGCTACGGCAACGCGGGAGGCGGCAACCGCAGCCAAGACCCATGCCGACGCGGCGGGCTCTGTCGCATCCGCTTCTGTGGCACAGGCGCGTGCGGTGGATGCAGCGGCTGTTGCTGGCGAACGCTTCCTGGCGGCGCTGCGCGATCAGGTCGCCACAACGGGCAAGTCTGAAGGGGCGCTGCTGCGGTACCGTGCGGCCCAGGCTGGCGTCGCCGCACAGGCATCGCCACTGATCATGCAGCTCGAGCACCAGCGCGCGGCGATGGCGGCGAACGAGGCCGCCGCGCAGCGGGCGGCTGCTGCGCAACGTGCTGCAGCTGCCGCACAGCAGCAGGCAGCTGCAGCACAGGCCAACTTCATGGCCGGCCTGCGCGACCAGGTCGCGGTGGCGGGCCTATCTGAAGGGGCGTTGCTGCGGTACCGTGCGGCCCAGGCTGGCGTCACAGAACAGGCAGCGCCACTTATCTCGCAGCTGGAGCGCCAGCGCGCGGCGATGGCGGCAAACGAGGCCGCCGCGCAACGCGCGGCCGCTGCGCAACGTGCTGCCACTGCGGAACGCCAGCAGACCGCCGCCACACAGTCCAGCTTCCTGGCGGGCCTGCAGGACCAGATAGCCCTGCAGGGCAAGTCAACGACCGAGGTGATGCGCTACCGCGCTGCCCAGCTCGGTATCTCTGGTGCAGCTGAGAAGTACATCAGCGCAATCGAAGCGAGCAACAAGGCCCAAGGCCGTGGTGCCATCTCGGCGGCCCAGTACAACGCCGCCATGCGCATGCTGCCCGCGCAGATGACCGACATTACGGTCGGCCTGACCACCGGGCAAAGCCCGTTTATGGTCCTGATGCAGCAGGGTGGCCAGCTCAAGGACATGTTCGGCGGCATCGTTCCTGCAGCGAAAGCTGTGGGTGGTGCGGTCGCCGGGTTGGTCAATCCATACACCCTGGCAGCTGGTGCTGGCGTCGTCCTGGCAGCAGCATGGCTGTCGGGCCGGCGCGAGTCGGAGGGGTATGCCAAGGCGATCACCATGTCGGGCAACGCGGCCGGCACCAGCGTGGGCCAGCTCACGCTGGTGGCACGCGCCGCTGGCCAGGTCACAGGCGCTTATGGCATGGCTTCTACAGCTGCAACCGAGTTGGCAGCTTCGGGCAGGGTTTCCAGTGCCGTCCTGGCCCAGTCGGCCACTGCTGCAGTGGGTCTCGCTCAGGTCACGGGCGCCAAGGTATCGGAGACGGTGCGCATCTTCGAGGAACTGGGCAAGTCCCCTGTCGACGCCAGCCGCAAGCTGAACGAGGAATACAACTACCTCACGGCATCCGTCTATGCCCAGATCAAAGCGCTGGACGAACAGGGGCGCAAAGAAGAGGCCGCCGCGCTGGCCCAACGCACCTTTGCGCAAGCAGTGAACCAGCGGGTGGCAGAAGTCAAAAGCCAGCTGAATGGGCTGGGGCAGACCTGGGACTGGGTGGGCCGGCAGGCCTCCAAGGCCTGGGACTTCATGAAGAACATCGGCCGCGTGACGCCCCTGGCCGACCAGCTTGCCGAGGCCCAGGCCGAGTACACGGCACTGGTAAAGGCCGCCAACAACTCCTCGAAAATTGCCGGCTTCTTTGGCCTCAACGTCGATACGACGAGGGAGGCTCGGCAGGAGGCACTCTCGAAGATCGCGTCCATCCAGGCGCAGATCCGCAGTGTGGACGAGAAGGCTGCAGCTGATTCCAAACGCGCCCAAGACAACGCCGCCCGCATTGACGCGACGGACTCATGGGACAAGCGCGCGAAGTCATTGCGCAACTGGAAGCAGCAGCTCCAGGACATGACAGATGACATCCGCAAGCAGGGCAAGCTGCTGGGGAAGACCGACCAGGAAATCAACGAACAGATCAAGTCCGCCACGGAAAAGCTCACCCCCAAGACCCCCAAAGCCGCGGCCAAGAGGGCAGACCCGGTAGACACGGCATACCAGGCCCAGCTGCAGCAGCTGCAGATGGCTCGGGCCTCCGCTGGCCAGGCCCTGGCGAACGCGCAAGAAAACGTCAGCGCTACCCAGGAGCAGGCCACAACGCGGCTGGAGGCCTGGCTGGCCGTCAACAAGAACGCGCTCAAGCTGGACGACGAGCGCATCGCCAAACTGCGCGCCGAAGCGGCAGAAACCGACCGGCTCAACAAGGCCACCAAGGAAATCACTGAAGGGCGGGCCCGGCGCGAGCGCATCACGGCCGGAATGGCCGATGTGCAGGAAGCGATGGCCCAAGCGCAAGGCCAAGGCGTCGAGGCGGCTGTGCAGAAAGTCGAGGAGCGCTTTCGCAAGCTGCGTGCAGACCTGGCCGTGCAGGGCGACTTCGCTGGCCTGGTCAAGGTCGACCAGCTCGTCGACGTGGAGCGCGCACGCGCCCAGCTCGCTGATCTGCAGCGCCAGGCGGAACGCATCCTGGCCGAGCAGTCGCGCGCAGAGCAGTCGCTCTCCCTGAGCGTCACGGCGGGGCTGACGGGCGAGCTGGACGCCAAGCGCCAGGTGCTCGACATCAACACCCGCACGGCCCAGCAGATCGAGGCCCTGCTGCCTCGCATGCGGGAGCTGGCTGCCCTGACCGGCAACAAGGACCTGGCCAACGGCGTGGCTGAGATGGAACTGCGCGTCCAGGGCCTGCGCACGCGCGCCAACGAGCTGCAAAAAGCGTTTGGCGACACCTTCGGTGACAGCCTGACCCGGGCACTTGGAGCGCTGTCTGAGGGCACTGCGTCGCTCGGCGAGGCAGTGCGGGGCCTGCTCCGCGACCTGGCTGTGGGCATGGGCCAGTGGGCGTCCAAGCAGCTGGCCATGCGTGCGCAAGAGGGGCTGATGGGCTGGATCAATGGCGGCTCCTCTGCAGCCTCCGAAGCAACTGGTGCAGTTGCCAATACTGCAGCGACAGCTGCGCAGAGCGCGGCTATCACTGCTGCCAGTGCTACAGGCGCGGCGACTATGGGCGCAGGCATCACGGGCGGCGGCGCTGCCGCAGCAGCTCAGATGTCGGCAGCCATTGCCGCAGCCGGTGTGGCTGCCGCCCAGGCCATGGGCACCGCTATTGCCGCCGCCGGTGCAAGCCAGACCGGGAGCAGCTTGGCCGGCGTAGCCAGTGCGGTGGCCGGTTTTTCAAGCGGTGGCTACACCGGGCCAGGCACCAAGTACCAGCCTGCTGGCATCGTCCACGCGGGCGAGTTCGTGGCCCGCCAGGAGGTTGTGCGCCAGCCAGGAGCACTCGCATTCCTGTCTGCCTTCAACCGCGCTGGCATGGCAGCTCTTGAGGGCTGGCAAGGCTACGCCGACGGCGGCCTGGTCGCGGGTGGCAGGGACCTTCAGGGCATCCCCAGCGCCGGGCGCTTTCAGCCCGCGACCATCAGCAACAGCACCACGCTGGACAACCAGCTGCAGCTGAACCTGATCGACGACCCCGAGCGCATTGCAGGCGTGCTCGGCAGCAAACAGGGCGAGAAGGCCTTCACAGTGCTGCTCAGCCGCAACCCGGCCAAGTACCGGCAGATCCTGGGGGTCGCCTGATGGACGCGTGGCCCTTCGCCGCCAACTGGGACAGCCCTGTCAAGGAGTCCTTGGCGTGGCTCACAGACGTGCTGCAAAGCCCCTCTGGCGCCGAGCAGCGCCGCGCGCTGCGCCTGGCGCCGCGTCGCAGCTTTGCTTTTGACGTCCTGGTGCATGCCGCAGACCGCAGCATGTTCGACCTGTGGGTGCATGCGCGGGGAGCGCAGCCCGTCGCGCTGCCTATCTGGCCCGACGTCCAGCTGCTGCCCGTGGCACTGCCAGCCGATGGGCAGGCTGTGGAGTGCAGGACGGTCGGTTTTGACTTCGCGGCGGGCAGCATGGCCATGCTGCTGGGTGCCGGTCCGCACGATGTCGAGCTGCTGCACATCGACAGGGTGACCCCTACCGGCTTCGACCTGGTCGAGCCTGTGCTGCGCGACTGGCCCGCAGGATCGCGCCTGTTCCCGGCTCGCGCTGCACGCCTGACCGAGCTGCCCGCTCCCGTGCGCCTGACCGACCAGTTGGCACGCGCCAGCCTGGCATTCGAGCTGCTGGAACCATGCTCATGGCCGGCCGCCATGCCGGCGACGCTGTACCGGGGCCGACCTGTACTGGAGAGCCGGCCCGACGAATCCACGGACCTGACGCACGGCTTTGAGCGCCTGACGCTGCGCCTGGACAACGAAGTGGGCATACCCCGTGTCACGGACACCGCAGGCCGCAGTTTCGTGCTGCAGCAGCATGCATGGGCGCTATGGGGCCGGGAGGAGCACGCCGCTTTCAGAGGCCTGCTGTACGGTCTGCGTGGACGCCAGGCGGCACTGTGGGTACCGACCCATGCGGCCGACCTGGTCGTCGCCGGGACGGCGGCCGGCACCACGCTGCAGGTGCAGCGATGTGGCTATGCGGAGCTGGGCGCCGGCCGCATGGGCCGCCAGGACCTGCGCATCGAGCTGGTGGACGGCACAGCGCTGCACCGTCGCGTGGTGTCGGCCGTGGCCAGTGCCGAGCTGGAGACGCTGACGCTGGACGTGCCGCTGCCGGCCGGCCTGGGTGCAATGGACGTGCAACGCATCAGCTTTCTGGCCCTGTGCCGCCTGGCGGACGACAGTGTCGAGATATCGCACCTTACTGACGCCGATGGCCTGTCCAGTTCCACGCTGAAGTTTCGCGGCGTGCGCGCCGACCTGGAGGCCTTGGCATGAGCTTTGATGACTTTGAGACCAGCATCAGTGGCGGCCAGGCTGTGCGCCTGTACCAGCTCGACCGCAGCGTAACTGTCGTGTGGCGATACACGAACGCAGACCGTGCCATCACCTGGGGCGGCCACGTATACGCGCCGCTGGCCATCAGCGACGACGGCATCCGCATCTCGGGCCAGGCCACGGCGGACAAGCTCACCCTGACGTTGCCCGCCCTGGCCCCTGTGGCCCAGCTCTTCAGGGGCACGCCGCCCAGCGAAGAGATTTTTCTGACCGTCTACGACTACGACGCAGGCGCCGCAGATGGCGAGGTCGTCTGGATCGGCAGCATCACCAGCGTGACCTGGCCGCGCCATGACACGGCCGAGATCAACTGCGGCTCGCTGTCGGCCAGCATGCAGCGCGAAGGCTTGCGCCTGCGCTACGAGCGCAACTGTCCCCACAGCGTCTATGACTCGGAGTGCGGCTTGCAAAAGGCCGATTGGGCTGTCCCCGTGACCGTCACGGCCCTCGATGGACGAGCAGTGCACGTCACCGGCGCCGGCGCGCTCGACCAGTTCCAGGACGGTGCGGTCGAGTGGCCACGTGACGGCACGGTCGAGCTGCGAGGCATCGAACGGGCGGGCGATGGGCTGGCGCTCTTCGGGGGCACAGGCGGCCTGCAGGTGGGCCAGGCCGTGGCCCTGTACCCCGGCTGCGATGGCTCCCGCGCCACGTGCAATGGCCGGTTCAACAACATCGACAACCACGGCGGTTTTCCACACATGCCGGGCAAGTCGATATTTGATGGCGAACGTCTGTGGTGATGGAGGGGGCTTGAGATGTGGGTGCAACTGGCTATCTGGGTCGCAGCCATGGTCGTTTCGTACGCCACGACGCCAAAGCCCGCAACGCCGAAGGCGGCGACCTTGGATGACTTTGAGTTCCCGCAGGGGACAGAAGGCACGGCTCAGATGTTCGTCTTTGGCGACGTCTGGATCGACGGCTGGCAAGTCGTGGGCGTCGGCAACTTCCGCACCTCGCCCATCCGGCGCTGATGGAGGACCCTATGCGTATCTGGCCCCGCCATCTCTACAGCGTGCCCCATGAATCCGGCGTGGGGTTTTGCGCCACTGGCAGCCGCCGCTGGTGGGCCGCCCACGGCTTCGACTGGTCCGAGTTCGTGGCCAGCGGCATTGACGCCGACGAGCTGCTGGCCACGGGCGATCCGCGCGCCGTGCAAGTCGTAGAACATGCCAAATCAGCAGAGGCGATGAATGGGTAAGAAGAAGAAAGTCACCGTCGGCTACAAGTACTTCATGGGCCTGCACATGGGACTGGGGCGCGGGCCGTTCGACCTGATCCGCGAGATCCGCGTGGGCGACAAGACGGCCTGGCTGGGAAACGCCACGGGCAACACCACGATCAAGATCGACAAGCCCGACCTGTTCGGGGGAGAGGAGCAGGAGGGAGGCATCCAGGGTGACTTGGTCGTGCTCATGGGCGCCAAGGACCAGCAGCGCCATGCCGGCCTGGCCCAGATGCTGGGCGGCCTGGTCAGCGCCTTCCGTGGTGTGGTCACGACCTACTTTGACGGCATGGTCTGCGCCATGAGCCAGTACCCCAAGCCCTGGGCCTATCGCGTTCGGCGCATCCAGATGGGCTGGCACGGCGGGGAGTGCTGGTATCCCGAGAAGGCGGCGATCAAGCTGGGCGAGCGCATGCTCATCAGCGGCTCCGACCGGCCCTGGCGCTACCTGGTCGTTCCAAACTCGGACGCAACGGACCGGTCCGCCACGGCTTTCGACGACAGCGCCTGGCCCAGCGGGAAGACGCCATTTGCATCGCGCCCCTGGGACATCCCCGGCCTGTACGGCTTTGCGACGATACCGGCCACCACGGTACCGGAGGCCAGCAAGGTGTGGATGCGCACCTGGCTGGATCTGGGGGAGGTACCGCAGCAGCTGCGGTTCCAGGCCTTCGTGGACAACGACTGCCGTGTGTATGTGAACGGTACATTCGTGCTGGAAGTCGGCGGCAACAACGGCGCCTACTACGACGTCAACATGCCGACCTCGGCGTTCGTCGCCGGCAGGAACAGCATCGCTGTCGTCGGCTGGGATCGGCACAGCGGGCCGGGCAACTGGTACTGGTTCGACTGGCGCATGGTGGACTCCACCAACGACGACCTGTTCGGGATGAACCCCGCGCACATCCTGTATCAGGTCTACACAGACCCACGCATGGGCCGGGGCCTGCTGCCTGCGGCGCGGCTCGATGACGCTGCCTGGCGGGCTGCCGCCGACGCTTTCTCGGCCGAAGGCCTGGGCCTGTGCATGAAATGGGCGCGCAGCGGCCCAATCGCCGAGTTCGCGCAGCAAGTCATCGACCATGCAGGCGCTGCGCTGTACACCAGCCGGCGCACCGGCAAGCTGGTGCTCAAGCCCATCCGCGACGACTATGACATTGACGATCTGCCGCTGTTCACGCCCGATACGGGCCTGCTGGGCATTGACGACGATGCGTCGTCGGCCCAGGCCCAGGGCGTCAACGAGATCGTTGTGAAGTACTTCGATCCTTTCGACAAGCGAGAAAAGGCCATCCGCGAGCGCAACCTGGGCGCCATCCTCGCTGCAGACGGCGTGGCAGTGACCGAGGAAGTCAGCTATCCGGGCCTGGCCACCGAGGCGCTGGCCCGCCGCATCGCGCGCCGCGACCTCAATGCCAAAGGCGGCTTCATCAAACGCTTCGAGGTGCGGCTGGACCGGCGCGGCAAGGACATCCCCCCGGGCGGCGTGTTCCGCATCAGCGACCCGGCGCGCGGGATTGACAGCATGGTGCTGCGCGCCGGCAGCGTCGACTACGGGACGGCCACGGGCGGCACCATCACAGTGACGGCCCTGCAGGACGTTTTCGGGATGCCGGCAACGGTGCTGCGTGAGCACGAGGATTCGGGCTATGTACCGCCTGACACGACCCCACGCGCGATCACGCAGCAGCGCGTCATCGAGGCGCCATACCGCGACCTGGTGCAGCGCCTGGGCGCCAATGATGCGGACGCACTGGACCCCACTGCGGGCTATCTCCTGGGCCTGGCCGTGGCGCCTTCGGGCATGTCGCTGGCATTCGATTTGCACACCCGTGTGGCTCCGGCTGACTTTGCCCTGGCGGCGTCGGGCGCGTTTTGTCCTGGCGCCAGGCTCGCCGCTGTGCTGCGCCCCATGGACACCACAATGGCCGTCAGTTCCGGCACACGGCTGGCCGACGTCCAGCCCGGGACGGCCGCATTGGTCAACGGCGAGATCGTGCGGGTGGACGCGGTGGACATGGACGCCGGCTTGCTGGTCGTGGGCCGGGGATGTGCGGACACTCTGCCTGCCTTGCACGCCCTCGGCAGCCACGTGTTTTTCTATGACACGTTCGGCGAGGCGGATGCCACTGAATACACGCAGGGCGTATCCGTGGAGGCCCGCTTGCTCACGCGCACCACAGCGGGCGTGCTGCCCCTGGCGTCCGCAAGCACACAGACCGCAACTTTTGCGGCCCGCGCGATACGCCCCTACCCGCCAGGGCGGGTACTCTTCAACGGCAACGCATACCCCGATGCCGTCGTCGGCAGCGTTGCAACCACATGGGCCCACCGCGACCGCCGCACGCAGGCGGACGGCTTGATCGACGCGGCGGCTGCAAGCATCGGCCCCGAACCCGGCACCAGCTACGAGATCCACTATTTTTCCGAGGAAGGCGGTACCCCGATTGCCTCGGAAACTGGCATGACGGGAACCGCCGCCACGGCGTGGACGCCGCCAGGACCGGGCCGCTACCGCGCGGAGCTGTACAGCAGGCGCAACGGGCTGCGGTCGCTGCAGCAGGCTGTCCATACCTTCCAGTGGGGCGCTCAGCTGTGGACTCCCAGCAACCTTGCATCGCCTCCCGCCCTCTGGCTCGATGCGACTGCGGGGGTCGCCCAGGACGGGGCAGGAGGCTGCAGCACCTGGACTGACGCCTATGGCCAGAGCATGTCGCAGGGCAACGCCGGCTTCAGGCCGAGGGTGGTGACCGGCCTGGGCGGGCTGCCGGCACTGAGTTTCGAGGGAGATGACTACCTGGCATCGGATGAGACCTCGATTGCCCGGCTGTGCAGCGGAGTGAACGCAGCCTGGACGCTTGTGGTGTTCGATGGCGTTCCGATACCGGGGGCGGAAGTAGCGAAAACCATCCTCTCGATTCCTTCGCCAGAGCGAAGGCCTCGGTGGGAACTGAACGCAGGCTATGGCAACGTCTATCCCTATCTCTACTTGGGTCGTCTGGATAGCGGGCCGTGGTCGTCCCCCGTAGGGCTGTCGTCCCCGGTTCAAAGCGCTGTGTTGATGGCCTCCATGGACTTCATCACGGGGGCTGCCCAGATGGAGACGGAGTCGGGTCTGTCCAGCGCTGGAACTGGCTCAGGAGGAGGCCCGACCTCCGCCACGACCTCGGCGACGGTCGGACTCGGGGGTATCGTGGATGGTCAGAATCTCCATCGTTTCATCGGCCGTATGTCCTGTGTGCTTTTTGGGAACGGCACTTTGCCCAGCCGCGACGAAGTGGACAAGCTGATGGGGTGGGCTGCTCACCGCTGGGGATTGACGGCGAACCTGCCTGCCGACCACCCATACAAACATCAGCCACCAACAGTGACTGACCCAGGCGTGCCTGGCGCGGATTGGCATCAATGGCCCGTTCCATACCAGCAGGCAGGCACCCCGTACGGCATTTGCTGGAGCCCGACCCTGCAGCTGTACTGTGCAGTGGGCGATGGGCTGAGCTCAGGGAAATCCGGTGTGATGACAAGCCCGGACGGCGAGCAATGGACTGCGCGCCAGGCGTCGTTTCAGGGCAGCTTCATGTCGGTTTGCTGGAGCCCCGAGCTGGGGCTGTTTGCTGCGGTGAGCCCGAACAGCCTGCCCAACAAAAGCGTGATGACCAGCCCGGACGGGCTGACATGGACCACGCGGCAGGGCGTGGCCAGCTCGGGCTTCACCAGCATTTGCTGGAGCCCGGAGAGGCATTTGTTTGTCGCAGTGGCACTGCTCGGCGCGGGCGGCGAAACCAAGGTCATGACCAGTCCCGACGGCGAAACCTGGACAGCGCGGCAAGGCGGCCAGGGATGTGGATGGGCGGGAGTCTGCTGGAGCCCGCAGCTGCAGCTGTTCGTCGCAGTCGCATCCTTCGCGCCTGCCGGCGTCGGCCGCGTCATGACCAGTCCTGACGGCGTGTCCTGGACCCAGCGCGCCACACCGGCAAACTTCGCGGGTGGCGCGGTGTGCTGGAGCCCTGGCTTATCTCGGTTCGTCGCCATCGGGGGCGCACAGGTCGGCAGCACGATGGTCAGCACAAGCCCCGATGGCCAGGTATGGAGTTCCACGACATTGCCGGAGAGCTATGGCAATAGCGCCTGGCACTCCATTGCATGGAGCGACGCAGCATCGACTCTGTGCGCGGTAGGCATAGGCAGCGGCCGGCCCTTGATGACCAGCCAGGACGGGGTCGCATGGACCCAGGCCGGCGGATTCGGCGGGAACTATTCGGGCGTGTGCTGGAGCCCCGAGCGCTCCCAGTTCTGCGCGGTCTCGATCTACAACGCGCATACCCGTGACATGACATAGACGAAAAAAGACGGGCGACCTGGCCGGGTGCAGGAACACCTGGCCAAGCCCCCGACCTGCAGAGTAGACCTGCAAGCAAGGCAAAGACCCGCCACTCTCGCGAGAGCGGTCGAAGCCTACCAGTTTTCCGTATGGGAAAGAGGCTTGCAATGGAAGAAATACGCTGCGGCTCCTGCCGCCGCAAACTGGGCGAGGGAGTTTTCTCCCGCCTGGCGATCAAGTGCCCCAGGTGTGGGGCATTCAATCAGCTGAGCGCCTCGAGCGCCACACCAGAGCCCCAGAGCGGGCCGACAGCTGAGATAAATGACAAACCCCATAGTCCCATGGATCGGCGGCAAGCGTCGCCTCGTCGACCTGCTCCTGAAGCGGTTTCCCCACCATAGCTGCTACGTCGAGCTATTCGCAGGAGGCGCGGCCGTGTACTTCGCGCGGCACCCCGCCGATGTCGAGGTCCTCAACGATGTCAATGGCGACCTGGTCAACTTGTACCGGGTCGTCACTCATCACCTGGAGGAATTCGTCAGGCAGTTCAAGTGGGCCTTGACGAGCCGCCAAGTGTTCAAGTGGATGCAGGAGACCCGGCCAGAAACGCTGACGGACGTGCAGCGTGCGGCCAGGTTCTTCTACCTGCAGCAGCACTGTTTCTCAGGGAAGGTGAGCGGCCAGACCTTCGGCACGGCGACCACTGCGCCAGCGATCAATCTGCTCAGGATCGAAGAAACGCTGTCAGCAGCGCATTTGCGTCTCGCGGGCGGCACATACGTCGAGCAGCTAGATTGGTCCGCGTGCATCGACCGCTATGACCGGCCGCACACGCTGTTCTACGCGGACCCGCCGTACTGGGAGACCGAGGGCTACGGCGTGCCGTTTCCCTGGGAGCAGTACGAGCTGATGGCCGCCAAGCTCAAGACGATCAAGGGCAAGGCTGTGGTGAGTATCAACGATCACCCGGCGATCCGAGAGTGCTTCCAAGGTTTTGAGATGGAGTCGCTCAAACTGGACTACACCGTGGGCGGCGGCGCCAATCGAGTCGAGCGCGGCGAGCTGGTCATCTACAGCTGGGACCGAGAGCACGAACCGGCAGGCCTGTTTTGAAGCGGGATGGTCAGTACGACCACACTGTCAAATGAGGGAGGATTACCGGACTGACGACGTATGTGACACCGTTGCTGTCCTGTTTGATCGCAAAGCCAGGGCGGAACGCATCATCAATAGGAAGCCACAGCACACGCGGAATTTCGCGATGATCGCCTGCCCATCCTTCAGCTCTTGCTGCATCTTGTGCAGAAGTCCAAAGGTCGATGAACTCTTCATAGCTCAGAGCCGGAAAGGAGGCTTTGCCATAGCTCACAGCCATCTCCGCATGCATCGAAGCAAGGTTCTTGGCCACGCTTTCGACGGAGGGAAGGAACTCCCAGTTGAGATCGACAGGAGAAATTTCGTAGACGTGCCAGCTCATAGCATCCTTTCAGTTCGAGGTCGCCACGATGCTAGCAGCACCGTGCCGGCCCTCTGACCAGCAGCTACCACCGAGAATTTGAAATTTCCTTTCGCACTCGGAAACTCCCTTGGGGGGTATTTATGTCATTCGCGGCTGCGCATTTATCGCGGCGCGCTTCAGCCGCCCTGGGCGGGCTGGGTGCAGCCCTGGCCTCGGCCTGGATCGTGCGCGACGATCTGGAGGCGGGCCGCCTGGTGCACCTGGCCCCGGACTGGCAGGCCGCGCCGCTGCCCGTGCACCTGGTG